TGTGCTCCAAACTCGACATAACGGAAGTGTGGCAGAGCCCGGTTTAATGCACCTGACTTGAAATCAGACGAATGTAGCGATATGTTCCGTGAGTTCGAATCTCACCGCTTCTACCAGTTACTGGTTGACAATTAAATCCAAGTACGCTATACTAGAGTCATGTTGTCGGTAATTCAGCAACAGCTCTTTAAAAACACAAGCAAGCGTTTGTAAAGATACAATCGCCCGGGTGATGAAATGGTATACATAGAAGACTTAAAATCTTCCGCCGTAATGGCATGCGGGTTCGAGTCCCGCCCCGGGCACCAAACATATACAGGGGTTTCGCCAAGTTGGTAAGGCATCGGATTTTGATTCCGACATGCGGTGGTTCGAATCCATCAACCCCTACCAAAATTTAGGTCTCAAAGTGTTCATGGACGCATACATGCCTGTCACGCATGAGGAAGGGGATCGTTACCCCTTGGGACCGCCAACTTTTCAATGGTGTTGTTAGTGTAGTGGTTGCACAGCTGTCTGTGAAACAGTTAGAGAGGGTTCAATTCCCCACTTCACCCCAATATTGTTTTATACCCGGTTAGCTCAAAGGTAGAGCAAACGACTGATAATCGTTAGACAGAGGATCGTTACCTTTACCGGGTACCATAAGTGTATGCTGCTTTAGCTGATGTGGTCATAGCAGGTCCCTGAAGAGGACATGAACCAGGTTCGATTCTTGGAGGCAGCACCAAGTTGTAAGAATGCGGACGTGACGGAATTGGTATACGTGCTTGCCTTAGAAGCAAGATTTTGAGAGTTCGAGTCTCTCCGTCCGCACCATAAGACATATAGTAGTATAAAGGCCTGGTTAGCTCAGGGGTAGAGCGCTTCGTTTACACCGAAGATGTCCGCGGTTCGAAACCGTGACCAGGTACCAAAGTTTGGTCGGGTATCTTAAGAGGAAGTAGAGCCTCCCTCATAAGGAGGAATGTGGAGCTTCGAGTGCTCTCCTGACCACCGAGATAGTTTTTATATGGGCTGTGATTGAGCTGGGGTTCTTGTCTGCTTTGCAAGCAGATATCGGTGGGTTCGATTCCCACACGGTCCACCATAGTTTTACAAAAGGAGAGCGGGCTGTGTGGCAAAGGCAGCACCCTGCTAAGGTGTAGGACGGTGATGAGCCGTTCGCAGGGTTCGATTCCCTGGCTCTCCGCCAAGTTTTTTCGGTCTTTAGTTCAATGGATAGAATACGTGGCTTCGAACCATGTGATGGGAGTTCGATCCTCTCAGGACCGGCCAAGAGTTTTATACTACACAATAGGAAATAGTATGTTAAAGGTAGATGTTCGAGAGGTTGAAGAATTCATGAGCCGGCAAGGCCCTAATACTCGAGTCTACTTGGGTGCCGACAGCGAGCGGTTCAAGGTCAACGGTGTTTGGTGGGCCGAATACACAGTGGCTGTGGTTATCCACATCAACGGTCGCAATGGTTGCAAGATCTTTGGGGAGACTTCCAAAGAACGCGACTACGATCAAAAGTACAACCGTCCCAGCATGCGTCTCATGAATGAGGTTTACCGGGTTAGCGAGATGTTCCAACGGCTGCAGGAGGTACTGAAAGATCGAGAGGTCGAAGTACACTTGGATATTAATCCTAGCGAAATGCACGGATCCAGTTGTGTAGTGCAACAAGCAATTGGGTACATACGCGGTACTTGCAACGTGATCCCCATGGTCAAGCCAGATGCGTTTGCTGCCAGTTATGCAGCAGATAGGCTAAAGAGTTTGCTAGCAGCTTGACATCTAATAACAGTTGTGCTATAATACATGAATGTATGCGGGATTGGCATATTGGTTGTGTCCTAGCCTTCCAAGCTAGTCAAAGGAGTTCGATTCTCCTATCCCGCTCCATAAATATAAATTAACCGAGGTCTTTGATGAATGTAACCTTTAGTCGTGGTACTGGTATTAACACTGAAAAATGCGTGGAAAACGCCGGGGGTAATCGATACAATCTGGTGTTGATTGCTTGCCAACGTGCTCGTGACATTGAACGGCATAACATCCAGCGCCAGAAGCAAGCCTATGAGAATCCAATCGTGAGTGCCTTGTTGGACGTGCAAAACGGTACAGTTGGTGAAGAATATCTCAAACGAATTAGGACACCTAACAGGCGGGTATGATGTAATGCGGGTATGATGTAATGGTAACCTAAAACCTTGCCGAGGTTTATTCGCGAGTTCGATTCTCGCTACCCGCTCCAGGATTCTGCCCATCGTTCAACGGACAGGACATGGTTCTTCTAAATCCAGAATGGGGGTTCGATTCCCTCTGGGCAGACCAACTTAAACACAAGGATACACAACATGACTGAACAACAACAACGAGACGCTGCTATGGAAGAGTTCCTGGCCAAGGGTGGTAAGATTCAACAGGTGGCCACCGGCGTCAGCGGCAGGATCGAAGGTGTGAACTATTCAGCCTGGGGCGCACCGCGTAAAGCAGGTAGGCCTCCAAATGTGCCTGATGCTGCTAAGGTGGACAAAACAACAGTCTAATTTGCGATCTGCTGATATTTTTAAAAATTGGTTAAATAGTAAAAAGGATATTATATTATGACTTTAACCAAATCGGTAGTGACTGTATGGACTATAACAAAGCTGGCTATTCCTCAATCTTGCGTTACAGATCTCCAAGCAAAATTGCAATTGATGGCAACTGCCGGGCAGACTGACGGGATACAGTATTGGAGTAGTCCTCAAATCACCGAGTACCGTTTCACTGATCAAGCAGCAGCCGAAGAATTCGTGAGTTACTTGACCTCAGTATCTCCGTGCTTTGCGGACATTGATAGTACTGCTATCAACAACCTCTGACTGTCCGAGTCTCGGATAACAGCGCGGCTAGTTCGCGCTTTTTCATGTCAGGCACGGTTGACAAGTAATTCAACTTGCCGTATAATGCTTGTATGCGTTAAGAGATTAACGCGCTCTTTAACAAGTCGATGAAAAACATGACTGTGAGGTCATATTGAAGCTCTGGTGTAAATGGGCACATCCCCCAAGTACTAGTCTTGGAAAAACGGGGAAAGAACACGCGGCTCCAAAAGCAGATGCGAGTGAGTTTCAATATGATCTTACACACTGGGACGTTAGCTCAGCTGGTAGAGCAGTAGACTTTTAATCTATTGGTCGTGGGTTCGAACCCCGCACGTCCTACCATATAGAAATGCATCGGATGGGAGTATTTTGTAAAAAGACCTCGGGTGTATTTCTATATGGTATATCAAGTTTACGGAGACTGAAACTTATCAGTTGTTGTAGCAAGCCGTCGTAAAGAAGGTTGATTGCTGACAAAGATAAGCGGATAAAGTGGACGGCACATTAGGCATACCTTTTGTGTAGGCTGTCTCCATCTTTTATGGTATAATGGACAGGTGGGTGAGTGGTTAAAACCAGGAGACTGTAAATCTCCCGCCTCTGGCTACGTAGGTTCGAATCCTACCCTGTCCACCAAAATTTGGGCTGATAGTGATAATGGGAGCACAGGGCGTTTGCAACGCTTTAGTCGGGGTTCGATCCCCCGTCGGTCCACCAAAATTTTGCGGTCGCGCCGCAGACGACTCAATACTTGGTCGTAACATCATGTATCTTTTAGGTGAAAAGCCTATCCTTATTTGCCTCCATAGTTCAATGGATAGAACAGGCCCTGGTAGCTCAGTGAATAGAGTACATTCCTCCTAAGAATGAGGTCGGGCGTTTGATTCGCCCCCGGGGCACCATAACTCAAGTAAATAAACATAGAAAAAGTCAATGCCGGTTTAGCTCATTTGGTAGAGCGCCGCTCTTGTAAGGCGGATGTGGTCAGTTCGAATCCGACAACCGGCACCACAATATTATCTCCGTAAAGTGTTATCTGGTGGCATGCTGCGTTTGGGACGCAGTGGTGAAGGTTCAAATCCTTCTATGGAGACCACATAATAAATAGGCATGTGAAAAAACACACGGTATTTTATTATCATCCAACCATAAAATCCATCCCAACTTGGTTTGATTTAAACGGTGACCCTTACCGACTAGTGGGGTTTGATCACGTTGGCTCAATTGATTTTTGTTGTACCCCACGTGCGCCAGTTTCAATACGCGATCGTAGTCAAGTAATGCTAGACCTTGCTGTGTTTCATAACTATGAAAATCAGGGCAAGGAACTCAAATTAAAAGTTCATGACAATAGTGGTATTGTTATAATAACCAACCTTGTTGATCCCAGAGTACAGCACAAAAACATTGTGTTTAGTGACTTTTTGTTTAATCGAACAAAAGCATATTACAGTCAATACCCGTTTGGGGTCGGGACTCGACCCTGGTACCATGATGGCGAGCATGGTTACATTAATATCCCGTTGCGGCGTGCAGAGAGTAAACAGTGTATTTTTGTGTCAGCTAGTAGAACTTATTACGGTGATCGAATTTATCGAACAAGATTAGTCGAACTACTAGAAAACTATAAACAGTTGGGTTATCTCGGCAATGGCGATCATCATGAAACTGCGTTGTATGCTCATTCAGATTTTCCCGACCATACCTTAGAACAACTAGAGAGCGAAAAAACAATTCCTGCTAAACGCATCCAGGGATATCGCCCTCCACATAATGAATACTACAAGAACACGTTTATCAGTATCTACGGCGAAACTATAGAGTTTGGGTTAACTACTGCTGTAACAGAAAAAACCTGGGATCCGCTGATCAAAGGGCATTTTATATTACCGTTCAGCAACACAGGGTTTGTTGGCTATCTTTGTAGTATTGGAATTCAGTTTCCGGACTTTATTGACTACAGTTACGATGCCGTAGTCGACAACGAAAAACGATTTGCAGCATACAGCGATGAGGTAAAAAGATTGTTGGCACTGGACTTGGACGCATGGCGAGCGCTGTGGAACAACAACCTGCACATACTGCTGGCCAACAAGAGATATTTCTATGATCGAGACTATCACAGAATAGATTTAGCACAATTCCTGTAAATAAAGATATTAAGGATGTATATCTATGTTTTTGAAATCTAGTATTACCTATTTGATCAACTGTATCGTTTCGATGGTACCGGCCAAGCTTAAAAATCTAGTTGGTGCCGACAAAGTAGGGCATTTTGTTGCCGGCTTTTTAATCAGCGCAGTTTCAGTCTTGATCTGTTACCTGGCAGGTGCGCCGGCCCTGGCACCAATTGCATCCATGTTGCTGCCAGCAGTGGTGGGAGCTGCCAAGGAGTTATCAGATTGGTTATCTAATCGTGCTGCTGTCCGTGTGGGTCAACTGCCTCCGCACGGTGTTGAGTTCCTGGACTTTGCAGCCACAGCCTTGGGCGGTGTTCCAATTTGGGTATTATTGCATTTGATCTGACTGCTTGACCATTAATTCCCGTTGTGCTATACTGTGTAATATATGCCTTGGATTCAGAACATTTCGCTAGAAGACATCAACTTGGGTCGCCACATTGAGCCTGGTGCGAACGCCATGTTGATTCAGATCATGGATCCACCAGGCGACTTCCCGGATCCGTTGCCCACATTCAAGTTTAAAGAAACGCATCAGTTCCAGTTCTTTGATGTAGAAGAAACAGATCCGGTGCCGGATGAAGAAATGCGTTGCAGCCCGGATCAGGCAGCCCAGCTGGTGCAACTGTTACAGCGAGCCTTGGCCAATCGAATGCATGTGATAGTGCACTGCCACGCAGGTGTGTGTAGAAGTGGCGCAGTGGCCGAGGTTGGTGTCATGCTGGGCTTTGACGATGCCGAAGCTTTTCGCAGCCCTAACCTGTTGGTCAAGCACCGCATGATGGCTGCGCTGGGCTGGCCTTACGACAAACACGAGCCCTGCACCATAAACGGCGTCCGGTTCAGCGGTTGACCATTAATTCCCGTTGTGCTATAATGTATTTACTGTAGCAAAACGGAGCAAGAAATGGCTTATATTCTTTTTCATCGCACTACCGGCCGTCGCATCAAGAGCTATCCTACACTGAGCGGCGCTCGACGCGGTATGACAGTTTCCAACAAGAACGCAGGTTGGGAAATGGTGTGCAAAGTGTGGTACGGTGCAGTTGAGAGCCAGCATGGTCGCTGCCACAATGCACGGCCAGCCTGTTATGGGGCGGCTCCGTACAGCCTGACACACGAAGCTGATTACCAAAAGCTTTACGGCAATCAGACCCGGACTGTGCATAACTTGATGACCGGTGCATTGGTAGAAGAAGACATCAACACCCCTTTCGCTTGCAGTGTGTCTAGCGAAGCATACTGGAGCAGCTGACATGAAAACACGGATTGAGATCCTGGCTGAACAGGCCACAGAAATAGATCCCAATGCGCTGGAAGGTGCTGTTGGACCTGGAGTGTTTAACAAAGAAAAGTTTGCCGAACTGCTCATACACGAGTGCGCCGAGGTGGGTGCATACTATAGCAACAACGTTCGATATTTGATCCTTGATAACTTTGGACTCAGGCCGTGACACAAAATCAACAACTCTTTATCAACAGCATCTGCTCTGCTATAGTGTCAGGTGATTTTGCTATGTTCTCAAATCCTGCTAACTGTGGCGCTAACTTTAAGTGGGACGAGTTCGCTGACATGATGGCCGCACGGTGTCGCACTGATATCTTTATGTATGTCAAGTTGACCAAGAAGAACACTGCGGAGGTGCAGGCTCATGCAGAACTAGTTGGACGCAGGGTTGCTACAGAATTGCTGTGGAGAGCGAGGACGGTATGAACGACAGAATTCGACAACTTGCCAAGTGCAATGAACGTATCCAAAACTTTTTTGAGACAGGGCCGGTGCAACGTGCTGCTATCGAGGAGTTCGCCGAACTTATTGTTCGGGAATGTGCTCATTTAGTTGACACTCTTAACGAAGCATACGGAGCACCAGGCACTGCTGGGAAATTTATCAAAGACCAGTTCGGAGTTGCAGAATGATTCACTTTTTGAATATCACGATTCAATGTAAGGGTGGAGATGATTTCCGCGCTTTTTTGGATTGGGCAGACGACGAATGTATGACCCGCTATCAATTGCGTGGTTATGGAGATACTCCAGGCAGGGCCGCTGATGATGCTTGGACAAGATATAATGGGGATCGTGATACCTATATCGCATATGAGGAGAAGTGGGAATGAACGACAGAATTCGTGAACTATACCAACAAGCCCATAGCATACGACACCATGACGGTGATCCTATGCGTGACGGTAATCCTCCTACTGTTTATTGGCAAGGTGAAAAGAGTGCTGAAAAGTTCGCCGAACTTATTGTGCAGGAATGTGCCAATCATTGTGATTTACTATTAGATCATAAGATTAGTTCAGAATGGTCAAGAGGAACACACGATTGTTCTCGGGCGATTAAACAACATTTCGGAGTTGAAGAATGATTACAGTTTTTGAAGCAACATACGATGGGGTTGAATTATGATTGATACTGAACAAATTTATTCGCAGTGTGTGTACGATGTTGACAACAGGTACGTTACCTTGCGTTTGAAAAATTGTGGAGTTAACCAAATGGGTTCGTTCTGGCTCATAATGTCCGACACATCCAATGATACTAAATTGGATCAAGAAATCTCAATCTTCTTGACTCCGGATGATTTGAGAGAAGTCATCGCCAGTTTGATAGAGGCGTCAGAGAAAAATGAAAGAAGAAATTAAACTAATGTGGGCTGATCCACGTTTTCAAGTCTATGCTACTGTGCTTCATCTCTTTGAAGGCAATAGGATTTGGGGCGGTATGGATTGGGTGTATAATCCTATTCATCCTTTTAAGTATCTGCCCGTCAGGGATCAAGTTCGCAAGGCATTGGATGATGTTAAAGCAGAGTACAGAGTAATAGAATGATTGATCCGAGAATTAAACTAGCACTATCTAATGAAGACCTTAGACAACACACCACGATTGAGCTTATTGCCAGCGAGAACTATACTAGTCAGGCAGTAATGGACTTGTGTGGCAGCATCTTAACTAACAAGTACGCAGAAGGTCTTCCAGGCCGGCGTTACTACAATGGTTGCATTAATGTAGATGAGATTGAAAACATTGCTATTGAGTATGCTACAAAGTTGTTTGACTGTGCATTTGCCAATGTGCAACCACATTCAGGTGCCAATGCCAACTTAGCAGTGTTCAAGGCATTCTTAAAGCCCGGTAATGTTATTGTAGGCATGGACTTGGCTAGTGGTGGACATTTGAGTCACGGTGCCAAGGTTAATGCTAGTGGTGCTTGGTTTGTTGCACACACATATGGAGTCAATGGGCAGGGCTTGATTGACTACGATGCTGTGGCACAGCTGGTGTTGAACACAAGACCTGCGATGGTTATTGCCGGAGCCAGTGCTTACAGTCAAGTCATTGACTGGGCTAGGTTTAGAGAGATCGCCGACTCGGTCAGTGCGTTATTGCTGGCAGACGTTGCTCATTATTCAGGACTGATTGTAGGCGGGGAATATCCAAGCCCATTTCCCTATGCCGACATTGTTACTACTACAACCCACAAAGGACTACGCGGACCTCGAGGTGGAATGATTCTTTGGAACGATCCTGATCATTCTAAATACATCAATGGTGCAGTGTTTCCAGGCACACAGGGTGGACCACTCATGCACATCATTGCTGGCAAGGCACAATGTTTCTATGAAGCACTACAGCCAGATTTCAAACAGTATGCCCGTCAGGTTCGTGTTAATGCCGATGTTATGGCACAGACTTTTATTTCAGCAGGAGTCAATGTTGTAAGTGGCGGTACTGAATGCCATATGTTTACTGTTGACCTACGCAATGAAACTATGAGCGGGCGAGAGTATGCAGATTTGTTAGAGACACATGGTATCACTGTAAATAAAAATGGTGTGCCAGGTGAAACACGTAGTTTTGCTGAAACATCAGGAGTACGAATTGGTGTAGCAGCAGAAACTACTCGCGGACATGACGAAGCATGGTTCAGTGAACTTGCTCTGCGTATGATAGATATTTTAAGGAACGAATAATGAAATATATACTGTTTCTCTTGTTAGGATTCCTAACAGGATGTGGGCCATATGCAAAAGAAACACGCTGGCCTGTCATGCCCGAGGGCTTGCAAGATTGTAAAATCTATAATCTATCTGATGGTAATGGTCATGCGATCACAGTTGCTCGGTGCCCGCTGTCAGCCACAACAGTGAAGAATTCAAATAAAATTCCCGCCACATCTATCACCATTGACCGTACAGAACCAGCAAAATGATCAACGAACGAATTAAACTCCCGGCTCAGGAATGGTTGGGTTATGACCCCGAACGTGGCGATTTACACGGGTACACAGTTGAACAAATGCGAGAGTTTGCCGAACAAATCGTTCTGGAATGCTGCCAGATGATGGTTGACTTGGAAGGCAAGTATCCAGCCAATCTCACTGTGCGGGAGATTAAACAGCACTTTGGTATTACTGTTAAACAACATGCCGCTGCTGAGTGGCCAATGGAACTATGATGCACTTAACTAGAACTGACGTTGCAAAGATGTACGAGATCATGAGCTACTTTCCGGATGTGAGCCGCTTTGAGATCAATCAGGACGGCACGTCCGGAATTGGCACCGTGACCACCATGACCATGTTTGCCATAGTGAATGGATACGAAGGTAAGTTTACTGTTGAAATTTCTGGAACGGAGAATTGGTAATGAAGATTCAATTTGATAAGAAAACCATGCCAGATGCGCTGTACAATGCACTACTGCAACACTTTGTCAATGAGGCGGTGGGCTTGGGTGTGGAAGTAAACAAGTTTACCCAATTCAACAACTGGGTAGTAGAGTGCGAAGTTGATGTAAAGAAACCCGTGCACTGAATCATGAATCAACTAATACTTGACACGCAATTAGATTGCTGCTATAATATATAAATGATAACTACAGCAATCCCGGCCAATGGAGTTGATGGCGTGTTGATCTGGGTGCATGGCCTAGACAGGTTTATGTTTAGAGTTTACAACCCAGATCACACATTCAAAGAATATGACATCAACCACAGTGATCTCTGCGTGACCATCAAAGATCAAGATGCTTACTTTTTTTATGAACACGATACCGGGTTTCTGACACTGGATCACAGTCCCGAAACATTAGGAAAAACACTATGAATGACACATTAGTTTATGAACAATACCGATCAGTAGGCGAGATCAACGATGCCATGATCCGAGTGTACAATAACATGGCATTGGCAGTAGTCAATTCCATGCTTGTTAGTTATGTAATTAGTTCAAGTCCTGCACTCATGGCCTTTCTATTTACAGGACTGATGAAATGGATTGTTATATTTGCACCAATAGCTGCAGTTTTTGTTGTAGGTTACTTTATCGATAAAGTTAGCAAATCTGGTGCTTTGATGTTTCTACACGCATTTGCCGCATTAATGGGAATGAGTTTCTCTATGATATTTGTGGTATATACCATGGGATCAATTGTTACTGCATTCATGGGAGCAGCAATATTATTTGGTACCCTGAGCCTATATGGTTATTTCACTAAACGAAGCCTGGAGAGTATGGGCCAATTTTTGTTTGTTGGCTTAATTGCAGTTATTATTGCTAGCATTGTTAATATTTTTATCGGCAGTTCAATAATGCAAATGGTAATATCGGCAGTATCCATTATCATCTTTCTTGGATTAACTGCGTATGATACTCAACAAATCCGCATTGCAGTAAGTGTAGATAGTAATGGTAATGAAGAAGTAATGGGTGCGTTAACGCTATATCTAGACTTTATCAATATTTTTATTAATTTGCTACAATTATTTGGTATCGGTGGTAAAAAAGATGATTAATACAGCACCTTATCCAGCACTAGATCACAGTCCCGAAACATTAGGAAAAACACTATGAATTCACGAGTCAAGGATCTTGCCGAGCAGGCTGGATTTAGTTTTTGGGGAGATTGTTTCTTTGTAACAGATCCCAAAAGCACCGGACTAGTCGAACTAGACAAGTTCAGCGCACTACTGCTGGATCAATGCGCAGAACTAGTGAGTGGGTATTATGACGAGAGGGCCCAGCAGTGGGCAGGCCCCGCTATCAAAGAATACTTTGGGGTTGCTGAATGACTGATCTTGAACTGATGTTAAAACAACACGATTGGGGCACTGGCGGATACACAGATAGGCCCATGTTAGATAAACTAATTAAGGAAAATCCCGATTCGGGTCCGGCATTGTGGGAGCAATATTGTCCGTGGTCTGATACCAATGGTGGTTACATCAAATGGACAACTCGTAGTTGAATCATGAACGCAAGATTGGAGTCAAATCATGCCAGTTATTAAGACCAGCCTAGCAGAAGTAATGAATGATGATCCTAATAGTCCATTTTGGCAAACTACAACTTCCACTCCGGCATTCAAACTGTTTGAAAAAGAACTTGACAATATTATTGCTGTTAGTTTAAAGTACAATAAGACATACAATGATCTTACCGCAGAAGAATTGAAGAATGGATGATCGTGCGTTAGTGTTCTCGATACTGGCAGGTCCAGCGCACTATGCTCATGAATCCGGTAAAGAGATGACAGCTATGATTCCAGGTGGTGCAGGGCCACATCGTTGGCAACGTGGGCAAGAGAAGAAAATGCTGCGAGCTGGTGATCAACATTTCGACATCATAATGCGGATGTTTACTATCGAGCAAGCGTCTCGTATTGCCAAGACTTGGTTAATACATTATCAACTACCACTTGACCCATCTCGATTGAAAAATTTTGATTTGTTTCACGAAAGATGCGGGCCGTGGGTTTTAGAAAATGCCCAACACATCAAGGCTTATTAATGCGCGGACCACTACTGACATTTCGTGATTGCCCATTCTGTGGACATGACCTCAACGGTGATGACATTATGGACACTGTTTACCCCACTGACCGTGAGCGCACCGCTTGGCAAGTGGTGTGCCAAACATCAGCAACTGGGTGCGGTGCTACCATGTACGGTGAAACTGAAGAAGAAGCTATGGACAATTGGAACAAGAGAACACGATGAAAGACTTGATATATAGACTGCGTGAGCGGGCACGGATTCGCCGCCAGATCCCAACACGCAAGTCAGTCGAAGAAGGCAAACCAGATCGAATCTCAGACTTGTTGGAAGAAGCTGCTGATGCAATCGAGGGGCTGACTGCTACCAAAACTCCAGAAGAATGGGTACAACAATGCCTGCCGCTGCACACCGAAGTACAAAACGCCCTGTACACCGCAGACTATAAACAGTCTATGGGTATTAAACAATGACATTTATTGTCACTGAGGCTTGTCAAGATTGTAAATATACTGACTGTGTTACTGTGTGCCCTGTGGACTGTTTCAAAGAAGGGCCAAATATATTGATCATAGATCCCGACGAGTGTATCGACTGTGCAGTTTGTGTTCCAGAATGCCCAGTTAACGCAATTGTATCTGATTCTGAACCTGGATTTGAAAAATGGTTAGACTTTGCTAAATTACACAAAGACTGGCCAGTATTGACTATTAGAAAAAAGCCCTTGGCTCAACTACCAATTATACCATCATTATGACATCACACAATCACTATTGGTCCTGCACCAAGTTTGCCGACTGGCTGCGCGGTACTCCAAAACCCGGAGCTGAGACCAGCTCCGGGTGGCGGGACTGGAGGAAGTCAGCACAGGCTGCACATCCGTTTCGCTATTGGCTAGCCGACAAGTCCTTGGACAAGGTGCAGGACATTGTGTACTGGCCTGCGACTGTACTGTACGATATCAAGCACTACATCAACAACCGTTGGGTCACACGAACCCACGCACTTACCAGTTCAAGCCTGCCACGGGGCAAATGGTGCGATCTTGACTGCCGTATTCTGCACTGTTTGTTTGACGAGTTGGTCAATCATGTTGAGGTTGAACTGGCCTGGAGTAACATTGCTTGGAACAAAGAAGATCGTGTCAAATACAATGTACCATTTTATGCTGCAGGTTGGTTTAGGTGGCGTGTTTGGCGTTGTCCACAAGCAGGCCTGGACTATCTTGCATGGTCATCAGGGTTAAAACACAACGACGAATGGGATGACAAAGATGATCCGGAATACAACAAGCCTACCCGACAGGCTGTTGCTGCAACAGAAGTACTGGCGTTGTACGATTGGTGGAAGACTGTAAGACCGGTTCGCCCAGATCCGTACGATGCTAGTGGTTGGAGTGAGATATGTGCTCGTCGACGATTCGAAGAAGATGGCTTCTTGGCAGGACTTGAGGATCGCACTGACAAGGAACGAGCCGAGAGTACCGCAGCCTTGGCCCGTTGTGCTGAAATTGAACAGCAGCACGAAGACGAAGACACTGAGATGTTGACCCGTTTGATCCGTATCCGAAAGAGTCTCTGGACTTAAAGTAATACATAACTTTATGCTGCGGCCCAGTAAATATTATTATAAAAATAATAATACTAAGGGTAAGTGGTATGAAAACAACAGAAATAAATGCCGGGGCAAAGGCAGCAATAGGAACACTACGTGAGAGTATAGCGGTTGGCAAAGAAGGCGCCAAGATTGTCACGGACATACAAGCAGAAATGCATGCAGTCGTTAATCAAGAACGACAAAAGAGAGCCCGGGCTCTTAAAGAAAAAGAACAGCTGGGTAGTCAGCAAGAACAAACAGCGTATAGAAAATTCTTAGAACGTGCCCAGGCCGCACAAGACACTGCAGACCTGAAGAATCATATAATCAAAACACACGGCCCAAAGAGTTGGGAAGAATTCTTAAAAGTCAAAGCAGAAGTAGAGAAGCACGACATTGCAGAGGCACGACTGGTCAAGACCGACGAGGACAAAATAAACAATTTGTTCTGGTGGTGCATTGTCGCTGCATTTATTATAGTTTATTTTATATCATGAGGTTAACATGGAACATGGACGTCTGGTGGCTCTAGTATTAATAATACTAATAATGGCATCAGTTGTGCTAAAGCATCAGACCCCCGAAACGGCTGCACCTCATAAAAAATATCAAAAATAGGCAGACACTGTAATAAAATTGTAACAATTATATGCTATTATTATTGTAAATAATGTAACACAAAGGAGAATACACAGTGAAGAAATTATTTGCAGTTTTGCTAGCAGCAGTGTCGATCGGATCAGCAGCACAAGAAATTACAGGGGCAGGTGCAACATTCCCTGCGCCCGTCTATGCCAAATGGGCAGCAGATTATAACAAAGCAACAGGGGCCAAGATCAACTACCAAAGCGTAGGGTCTGGTGCTGGTATCAAACAAATTGAAGCCAAGACCGTAACGTTTGGCGCCAGTGATATGCCGTTGACTGACGAAAAATTAAAAGAAGCAGGCCTATTCCAATTTCCCACAGTGATTGGCGGAGTTGTTCCGGTGGTCAACATCAAGGGCATTAAGCCGGGTGAACTCAAGTTAACTGGTGCACTGTTGGGCGACATCTACCTGGGCAAAGTTACCAAGTGGGATGACCCTGCAATCAAACAACTGAACCCCACAGTGGCACTGCCCAGTGATGCTATCATGGTGGTGCGGCGTGCTGACGGTAGTGGTACTACATTTATCTGGACCAACTACCTGAGCAAAGTAAACCCCGAGTTCAAAGACAAGGTAGGAGAAGGCACCGCTGTAAATTGGCCCGTAGGTGCAGGTGGTAAAGGTAACGAGGGAGTTTCTGCATTTGTATCTAGACTGCCCAACAGCATTGGTTATGTTGAATACGCATACGTTAAACAGAACAAAATGACCTACGCACAAGTACAAAACAGTGCAGGCACCTGGGTTACACCCAGCGACACTGCATTCAAGGCCGCTGCTGCAGGCGCTACCTGGAGCAAGACATACTTTCAGGTGCTGACCAATCAAGCAGGCAAAGAATCTTGGCCCATCAGTGGTGCTACATTTATCTTAGTGCACTTAAAACCACTCAAGCCAGAAGAGGTCAAGACAGCCCTGAAGTTCTTTGATTGGGCATACACTTCAGGTGACAAGTCTGCAGATGACCTAGACTATGTTGCACTGCCAGATTCTGTGAAGAATCAGGTTCGTGCTGATTGGAAGCGGTTAGGATTGAATTAAAACAAGCAAACCGGGCACACGATTGACTGCCGATGGAACTCGTAACCATCACTAAGAGCCGTAGGGCTCTTTTTTATTGACAAAAGTTTAAATATTATGAACACAACCTATCGGACAATAGCAATTAGCGATGTGCACCTAGGGACAAGAGATTGTAAAGCAGATCAATTAAATAATTTTCTGAAAAATAACTCTTGTAATACATTATACCTAATAGGAGATATAATTGATGCCTGGAGAATTCAGCAAAACAAATGGCGATGGAAGCAGAGTCATACCAATGTGGTTCGTCGTATTCTTGGTCATGCTAAACGTGGCACTCGCGTGGTATATATCGCAGGAAATCACGATGAATTTTTGAGGCCAATGATTCCATATGGTATCGGTTTTGGCCGGGTAGAAATTGTTAATCAGACTGAACACATCGGAGTAGATGGCAAACACTATCTGGTCACACACGGCGACTTGTTTGATGGTATTACTAGACTAGCACCTTGGTTGGCTTTTCTAGGAGACAAAGCATACGATGTTATTTTACGTGTTAACAGTAAGTTCAATTGGATACGACGTAGGATGGGTTTTGGATACTGGAGCTTGTCCAAATATCTTAAGGGAAGAGTCAAGAAAGCAGTAGATTTTGTATTCCAGTTTGAAAAGAATCTAGTGACCTATTGCAAAAAGCGCGGGTTCGATGGTATTATATGTGGACATATACACAACCCAGAGATCAAGATAATAGACAATATTATATACATGAATGATGGGGACTGGGTTGAAAATTGTTCGGCCTTGGTAGAGCATCATGATGGCAGGTGGGAAATAGTATTCTGGACCCGGGAGAAAGATCATGTGGACACTGATATTGATAGCGATGCACATAAACAATCCTAACGATCAGCCAGGAAGGGTGGAACTTGAGTTTAAAGATCGTGCCAGTTGCGAGTTTTCTCTAGCTTCAATGAAGTTTGAATTAAAGTTTAAAAGTTTTAAAGTAGAGGGCATATGTCAAAAACAATACTGATAATAACCGATAATCTAAAGGATCAGATCAATGGCGTTGTCACTACATACAAAAATATCGAGGCGTGTGCGGTTCTGGACGACTATCACGTTGTTTACATTACTCCCGGGGACTTCAGTCACTTTGATTGCCCTGGCTACAACGAAGTCAAGATTACCTATCCCCGGAAGATGGGCGAGAAGATTAAGGAGATATGTCCGGATTATATCCATGTCGCCACAGAAGGTCCTCTTGGTGTGTGTGCTAGAAAATATCTTTCAAAACATAATATTAGGCACAATACTGCTTACCACACTAAATTTCCTGAGGGGTTAAAAAAGCTATTTGGAATCCCAGAAGTATTAACTTGGCATTTTGTTCGTTGGTTCCACAAACACAGTGGCAAAGTGTTGACCACTACGGACAGCATGGTTCGAGAATTACAGTCACACGGATTTGATGGAGAAGTTATTAGTTGGACACGCGGTGTTGATCGTGAAATTTTTAATCCTGGCGACCGCGACAGAGACGATGATCGCAAAGTTTTGTTATGTGTTGCTCGGGTCAGCAAAGAAAAAAGTCTAGAAGATTTCTTTGAGCTAAACTATCCCAAGAGTCGCAAGATCATGGTGGGTGACGGACCCATGATGGAAAAGTACAAGAAGCAATACCCAGATGTAGAATTTGTAGGATTCAAAACAGGACATGATCTAGCACATTATTATCAAATAGCCGATGTGTTTGTATTCCCGTCACGTTGGGAAACATTTGGCATTGTGATGATCGAAGCCATGGCCTGCGGCACTCCAGTGGCGGCATATCCATGTCAAGGCCCCGAAGATGTAGTGGAGTCGGGTGTGACAGGATTTTTGGAAAAAGACTTGGCTACTGCTGTTCATCGTTGCTTGGGCCTTAACAGACACAAAGTACTTGAGGGTAGCCACAGGTGGACCTGGGATAACGCCTGGCAAATATTTAAAGATAATCTTGTTCCTGTAGTCGATGAAAGATAGCCATTCTGCTTGACCAACTGCTAGATTAACAGTACAATGGAACTTGTAATTACCATTTTTCTGTAACTAAATATTCCTTAATAAGGAGTTATCATGTTAAATCGATTGTTTCCCGGGCTTGATCGCTCATTGGCACTAAGGTTAGTGGCCTTCCACACATTCATTATTGCTCTAAGCAATTGGCTTGTGACTTATAAATTTACTATCTTTGACCACACCTTGGCCTATGCTGCGTTTACTTTCCCGCTGGTGGTTATTGCTACTGACCTTACTGTTCGCCTGATCGGTAAGGAAATGGGCCGGGCTGTGGTAAGACTCAGCTTTATCCCTGCTATCATTGTCAGCATTTCGGTAGTGGCAGCAGGTGGTGCCCCAGAAAGTGTTGCTATTAGAATCGGCCTGGGTAGCGGTATAGCTTACCTGGTTGCTACCATGCTAGACGTGTATGTGTTCCAGTACCTGCGTGAGCGGTATGAAGCATGGTATGTGGCTCCTGCACTTAGCAGCGTAGTAACTACCATCATTGATACGTATACATTCTTTGGCACAGCGTTTGCTGGCGGCGCAGACAAGTTCATGGCAGACAACTGGCACATTGTGGCCACAAATCACATTGTGACTAAGATTGTGGTCAGTTTGTTGGTGATCCTGCCAGCTTATGGTATTTTACTAAACTTTTTACAAAAGCGGATAGCCGCTAAACTCTAATTATGTCACACTTTATGTTCCGGTTCTGGAATGATCCACACCGCACTAGCCGTTCAAGCCTGCACAGCCAAATCCGTTGGCGGCACGCTGCACAGGTACCGGGATACCAAGGTGACTCAACTGATCGTGGGCAACCGTGCCGTTTTAGTCGGTGGTATCGGTTGCCCAAACGAGCTCATCAATTGTATTGGCGGACCCATCAAGATGGCTGACATTCCGTGGTATATGTGGTTGATAGGGGTTGCTAATGTCAGCACTTGGGTGTATACTCTAGTAGTAGCGTGTAAAGATAGTAGCTATCGGGACAACGCTGAATAAATAAAAAGATTGTTGTAATTCCTTTGGATAGAAGGCATGTTGGACGGCGGTTCGATTCCGCCCAGGTCCACCAGTAAGAATATTGTGTCACACTTAATCATGGTCGACGACCTTGAGTGTTCTTACTAATGGGCCTGACCAGGTTTCGACAGCGTGAGATATTGAAGACGGCAACACGGTAGGCGATGACCGTTAATCAAGCAAAACTCATAAATGCAAATGATAGCGTTTATTCTTTAGCAGCCTAAACACTGCTTGGGGCGGCTGTGCCTCGCAACAGAAAATAGCAGAGAGGCTCTTCGGGGCCTCTTCTTTTAACTCTTAGGAAACTTATGCAATTGTTCCAGCAGCCGTCTGATCGGTATGGCTATTACACTGTGGGCAACGAGAAAATTTACAGCAAATTTGAAGCTGTTAAGCGACACCAAAGTACCGGGCAATTTCCGCATTGGTACTTTCATGATGATGTGTTTGCCAGTTACGATTGGTCACATGAACCCGAAGCGTCTCTCACTGACTTATATCGTGCAAGGGCTCAACAACTACGAGAAAAATACGACTACGTTGTTATCTGCTTTAGCGGCGGCGCGGATAGTACAAACATGCTGCATGCGTTCCTGGATAACGGCATACATGTAGATGAAGTTGTCACATGGCACACGTTCGAAGGCAATCATAACAGTAGCACTCACACTGATCAAGAAATAGCACGAGTAACATTGCCGTACATGCAAAAGTT